CGCGCCATGGATAGGGCGGCTGTGCGGTGCCACCATGCGGGTCCGGCAACGTGTTGTTGTGGGGCACATCCATCATGATGAAGGGGTAAAGCGTGACCTTCAGTCCCCGCCTTTTCAGGTCGAGGATCGCGTCCGTCACCGATCGGTCAGACGGTGCGCCGCCATAGGCCGCGCTGCCTTCATGCCGAGACACTTCCTCGGCATCAGCCCGCTCCAAGCCTGACACCCGCCAGGGCTGCGACTGACCGGTCACGTCCTTTTGCGCCACCATCGGCCGGATGGTGCAGGACCCGGCGCGCAGATCATTGCCGAACCAGGTCGCAACCAGCCCCACATGCTCAAGGTTCGGGCAAAGCGCCTGCAACTCGTCGAGGGCAGCCCCGATGTCCGTGCCGGCATGAAGAACACTCCGGTTGAGTATCTCGGTTTCGCCGGGCTTAATGGTCAACGTCACCGGACTGGGGGACAGGCCGTATTCCGTCGATCCCGGGATGAGGGTCACGGCCTTGATCTTTGCCGGGAGAGTGCCGGCCGGCCGAAGGACCTCGAAGCCGAACTGCGGGATCCGGTTGCCGAAGTCCGACAGCGGAAGGCGGTCGAACACAACGTAAGCCGTGCCACGAAAAGGTGCTGCGTTGCCTTCGCCCTGCTTGGCCTCGATGAGCGGATCCGGCAATTCGTCTTCGCTGCCCTTGTAGACCCGAATCTCGAACAGGGTCTGGTCGAGTTCGCGCCCGTCGGCCCAGATCCGGCGCACGCCGGCGATCGGCCCTTCGCTCAGGGCAAAAGCAACGTTGGCGAAATAGCTGTAGTTGGTAATCTTCGGGCTGCCTTTTCCGCCCGTGCGTTCCGCCGTCGCGACTTCCTCGAAGCGCGTCGCCCAGATCAGCGTGCCGCCCACTCGTACCGTGCCATACACGCGGGGCAGCGCTGCGCCGTCTTCCGCTGAAAACGGCCGGGGATCGTTGAGCCTCCCACCTTCCAGGCGCCGCGTGCCGTTGATCACGGCCTGGTCAATGGCATAACCAGCCAGCGCACCGGCTGCACGGCCGATCACGGCGCCGGCAGGACCAAGGGCGCCGCCGAGGAAGGCCCCGGCAGCCTGCAAGACGATGGTTGCCATGCGGCACCTCTAGATGTGAGCGGGAAAAGCGAAAACGCCGGCAATGCGGTTGCGCCAGTGTCGGTTGAGCGCCGACACGACCACGCCATGCTGTTCATAAGCGTGGATCATGCGGTTCTGCGGCAGGGCAATTGCGCAGTGTGTGGCCGGGGCGTTCTCGTGCCAGCGCAACAGCATGAGATTGCCCGGCGCCGGCACACCGATCTCTGGACTGCTCGGGCAGGCGCGAAAATGTGCCCTGGCCGCTTGCAGCAGAAGATCATCCGCGCCAGTTTCCGCCCAATCGAGCGAATAAGTGTCGGGCACCATAGCCGGCGCTTTGCCGTAGAGGCCCTGCCACACACCCACGATCAAACCAAGGCAGTCGCAGCCCACGCCGCGCTGGCGACCCTGATGGCGATAGGGTGTGCCGCGCCACGAGAGGGCTTCCGCGACGACCCGCTCATTGATGCAAGCCTCCGTTCTCATGGCACAAGCGGGGCGCCGTCGAACACCACCCCATCCGTGACATAGCCATAGGCCGCATCATTGCCCGGAAGGTGCGGAAAGCCACGGAAGTTCAACACGTTGTTGAACTTCGCTTTGCAGGTTGCAAAATGCTTGTCACAGCCCACCTCGACGATGAAGCTGTCGCCCGTCTCCGAAACGACCGTTCCGTCGCGCCACAAGGCGAGCCGGACGCCGTCAAGGCGGCGCGCATGGTCGAGAACCTGCTCGCTACGACCCAGATTGCTGCCGCTCGTCCATGTCAGGCGGCCATGGGAAAACCAGCCATGCGCGGCGTCGCCGAGGCCGCTCACGAGGATCGCGTCGCTGCCCTCGGTCTCAACCACCGCTCCTTGGGCTCGAAAGCTTGGTCGATCGAGATCGACCCGGCAGCGGCGGTCGCCCAAGACCGCGTCGCAGTTTCTGCGGATGAAGCGGCCATTCACCCGATCCAGGCTTTCGCTTTGGCTGAGCAGTTCGGCGGTGAAATGCCCATCCCGGCGCGTGATCTTGCCCATCACGGCGCGGCGCAGCAACGTCGCGGTTCCCGACTGGCTCCAGTCGACAAGCAGGGTTTCCACAACCGCTCCGTCGTATGCGCCATCCGCGATCGCTTCTTCGGAAATCTCGAAGGCTGTCAACGCCCCGTCGATCTCCACCGCATCGGCAGCCAGGCCCAGCCGGTCCCGCGCCTCGCTTGCGGAAAGACCGGTTTCCGGCTGAAAGTGCGTTCCGACCACGCTCAGGGCGGTGTCGTGGTCGGTGAACCCCGCAACGTGACCATCGCGCCGCGTGATGCGCCAGCAGTGGCAAAGCGTGGAAACGCTCACAGGCTCACCTCGATCAAGGGAATGCTGGGAATCTGCCCCGCCTTGAAGGCGGTGAGGCTGAGAGAAAGATGTTCTGCGTCGAAGCGCACGGGGACGTGGAACTCGAACCCCGCCGTAAGCGCTGCGCCTGGCGCCACCGGGTCCGCCAGCGTCAGCAAGCCCGTGGCAGGATCAACGGCGAAGCGATCTTCCCTCAGTTCGACGCCGTCAACCGCGCAACGCACACTTCCAGCAACGATCTTGCGGATCGGACGCACGTAGGATGCCTCGCCGGTTCCGTAGGTCTTCGCCAGTTGAAAAGCCGCAGGCTCTCCTTCCGGGGTCCCGAGCGGCTGGTCAAGCGGGGTGATCGCCTGGTCCGGAAGGCAGGATTTCATGTCGAACGGATCTCGGAAGCGAAACGGATGCAGCGAGCCGCGCCGCGCTTCGAAGAAGGCCAGAACGGCGTAAAGATCGGCCAGCGCGCGCAGGCCGGTGCCGACGTCATAACGGCGGCGGGAATGGCGCAGCCTGAGGTTGCGCGCTTCCCTGCCGGAGGTCAGTTGAACGATCTCGACCTTGCGCTCCGGCCCGCCCGTTGCGCCAAAGGAGATCGCCGTCGGAAACAACGCGTCGTGAAACTCCTGCATGACGTCTCCTAGAGACCGCGCGTGCCGCGGCGAACGGCCTGCGCGAGCATGCCGGTGACCTGCGCTTCCGATTTGCGGAACGATGCCGCGTCGGTTGCCGTGACGTTGAAGGTGACATGAACGCTTGGCGTGCTGCCGCCGGCTGCGACCCCAAGGCGGCCATCGGCGCCTCGTGCCAGGGGCAGGATCGCTTCCGCACCGGCTTCTCCCATGAGACCGAGGTTGTGCCCCATGGGAAAGTAGCTCGGCGATGTCACCACGCCGCCTTTGGCAAACGGCACGACACTCGCCGCGCCACCAAACAAGCCCGACATCATCGAGCCCGCCATCTGCCGCAGCGGCGCTAATCCGAGATTCAGAGCACGTCCTGCAAGGTTGGATGCAAGACGCCGTAAGATGTCATCGAGCGAACGCCCGCTGACGGCGGCGCCCTTTAGCGCGCCGGTCAGTTCCGCGCCAAAGCTCGTCGAAAGCGATTTGAGGTTTTCGAGTGTCGCAATAAAGGGAGCGGCATCCGCTTCGATGCGCACTCGGATGTCTTCAGCCAAGGGGATGCTCCTTATGCTCGGTCGGGAAATTGTTGCATCAAGCGGTCGAGTTCGTGGCGCGGCATGGCCTCTGCCGGGTCGCCGCCGGTGAGCGGCTGCAAGGCAGCCGCCAGTTCACGTGGGGTCATCATCCAGAAGTCAGCCGACCTCAGCCGCAGCAGACCTAGCCCGAGCGCCATCGCGCGTTCCCAGGGAAACGCCTCGTGTTGACGGGGCACCGTCGCGCCTGCTGCGGCTATCAAGGGTTTGCGGGCGCGTTGCTCCCGAATGTTGCTTGGAGCAGGTCGCTGACCATGCGCGCGTAGCCTGCCACGCCGTCGTCGCAGTGCATCCGCGCCACCGTCTCGTCTTCCACGGGGTTGCCGCCGCCGCGCAGCCCGGCGCCCAGGATCGCGATCATGTCAGTGGCCGACAGCGTTCCGCTTGAGAAGCGCTCCACCAGCGCGCGCAGATCGGTTGCGGCAAAGGCGCTTTCCAGTTCCGCCAGCGCGCCCAGCGTCAGGCAAAGCCGGTAATCGCGG